GATGGACGGATGATCTTACGAGCGGCCTCGACTTTTTCAGCCTCGACCGGTGTATCTACCGGAGTTTCCTCCGGTGTATTTTCTGGGGCTGTAGTCACAGCTTCCTCGCTTTCGGTTTCTGTTTCGATCTCTACGATAGTCGTAGAAATAGTTGTAGTTTTTTCTTTTGTGCTAGTTGCAGCTTCAATAGCAGCTCTCGCTGCCATAATCTCCTCAACGCCTGCGCTGCTAAAGGCCGCGCTTTCAACAAGCGACACCTCTTTGAGGACGGCAGCCGTGATGAGCAGGTAATCTCCCATCGGCTTAGAGGCCGTTACATCGACCCCTACGGATAAGCCAGACACGAGATTTTCCTGAGCTAGTACGAGCGCATCCTGTCCTCGAGTGCTACTCGAAAGCTTAAACGATCCGTAAACGCCCTCTGTAGAGTCGCTCGAGCTGATCATGCGGCCTACCGGCTTATCCTGTTGATGCTGCGATAGTAATTTTATTTTTGTTGGATCTGCAATAGCGATAGATCCTCGCTCAAATACGACCGGGCCAGCTGAGGTATGTCCGATCTCGCCGTATGGTGCGATAAGCCCCGATACGATCCGGCGCTCTGTATCTGCTGCCTGTATTTCTTGACTAAACGTTAGTAGCACTTGCATCTCCTAGCGGTGTGAGTTGCTCCATTTGTCGGGCTTGATTTACATCGATTAAATCTAGGTTTAGCATCTTTTCTATAATATCTAAACGCTCTCTTGCATCTGCACGTAAAAACGAGTCATCGACCGCAAAACGTACTTGATTTTGAGAATTTGTTATGTCATTCATAGATAGACGATCCTCGATAGCACAAATATATGGCTGTAGTGAATACGCCATAAATTCCTTGCGGCCGTCTAATATATTTTGGTAAGTCATGCTGTTATTCATATCGGCAGAAATATAATAGGCCGGTACATTCATAGAGCGCGCAATTTCCGTGGCAAGGTATTGGGAGAAATCTACATAGCCCATATCCTTAGGTGAAAAGCCGATATTTTCTACAGATAAAGTAGAGGTTAAATATGCTGTAGATCGTGATGCACGAGATGCTTTCCATGCAGCTAGTAAACCTTGCACTTGAGCTTCTGGTAAATCAGCTCCGTTATTTTTTAATACAGTAGTTGCCATGGGAGTAGCTGCACTTACGGCGGCAGCTCTTTGTACATCAAAAGCGGCTTTAATAGTAGTGCCAGCTGTATCTAATACCCCAGGAGTCAAACCTTGGAAAGTAACAAGAGATCCAATACCGCCCATAGGTACTTTAATACCATCGACAAAATAATCCTCGATCTCTGTACCAAATTTATTTGTAGTAAAGGTAACTCGGTTATTTGCTACCCACTCAAAACCTGAGGGACGTCCATCATCGGCATACAGAGAATTTACGCGCCAATAAGCGCATCCGTAAAATATAAGTGAGTCCACCGTAGCTGCAATAGTTACGCTGCGAGGTTGTCGCTGATCGGGTTGCTCTAACCAAACCGGAGATCCTAATTTTTCTCCAGTTGATTTTTTATAAAGTGCTAAATCAATACCGGAGATAACTCCAGCTATTAAATTACGACAACGTGCAACACTAGCGACCTGCAAAGCAAAATTACGATCTATACCGCTTGTGTTATATCCAGCGATAGACCCGGTGTTATATGAGCCGTAGCCATATTGTGTAGACATAACGGCAGGTGCATATTGAGCCTCGATAGTCGGCTTATCAGCTGACTTAAACCCTAGAGTTTGGAGTATTCCCATGAGAGGGATTTTCTCAAATTGTCAAGGATAAAATCAGGTATTAGGCGGCGTGTCTCTAAACGTAAACTTTAGCCTCACCCATGGGTTGAGTGAGTATATGGACGATAAAGGATAAATTTATAGCTATATCCACCGGCCCGGCTGACTTACGCCGAATGATACGCCAGCTGGCATCTGACTCTTTAGCTGCACAATTAGCCATATGGCTAACTAGCTGATCTTGCCCCGAGTGGACGATCCGCTTATTGGCCAAACTTTCGTAGAGGTCTCCGGATGCCTGATACCCCTTTTGCCCTGATATGTCGGTGATCTGTAATCCATTTGCTTCAAGCCTTTTTGCAATAGAGGCCGTGGTGTATTTGTCGTAGGCGATCTGTCTCGGATAATAAATCTTGGCCCATTTGGCTATCGCATTAGCTACAAATAACTCATCGATAGACACGTCCGAGTGAAAGATTTCAAGGACCGCTACGCCTATACGGCCATCCTCGAGGACTTGGCCCATACATAACGAGCCGTCTCTACGGCTAGGGCTAACGTCAAACGCAAATATGGTAAGAGGTCCCACCGACAATTTTAGATCCTTATCGGCTGCATCCTCGACCGCCATATGAGGCCACGGTGAGGAGGTGCTACTTATCCATTGACAAAGTAACTCGGTTTTTGTGGTTTCGATCGGTTGAGTAGCTACCGCCTCCTCTAAAGCCGACTCGGTTACGGTATAGCCAAGAGCCGGGTTAGCCATGGCCCACGCATTACGATCTGTTATCTTTGCAAATTGAGGCGCTGAATATTCATAAAACCCAAATGATTTAGGAGGGAAAGATAGAGCCCTTTCGCGTAGATCATTAAGCACGGTACTAAACGAGTCCCCAGCGTTACTCGTAAGTAAGGTTTGAGCATTTGGTTTAGCTCTAGTCGTAGGGGTTGCAGCTCTAAAACCCTCCTCTGAGATTTCGCGTACCTCATCGATATATAAATACGAGGCCGACCGGCCGCGGCTGCCGTCTCTAGTAGCTGCGACTACATCGAGCCTATTTCCATTTTTTAATTCTATGGACTCCGTGCCGTTAGCATGGCGTATCTGCTTTACCTGTTTACGCATCCAATCGTTACTCTCAATCGCTCCGACTACCTGCCTAAAGGTGTCCAAGGCCATCGATCTATTAGAGCTCATCATTAGCACGTTAGGGCTATCGAATAAAAACATGTGCCCCAGCATCATCATCCGAGCAAGGTGAGTCTTTCCTTGTTGTCTCGCCACCAACACTAAATTTGTCTTTCTGATAAAAAGATTATCTTTGTCCACCATACACATATCGTCTATGACAAATTTTTGCCAAGGTAAAAGCGGCATCTCTATAGAGTCTGCTAGCTGCGATATCTCGATACCCCGAGATTTGCCCTTGAGTAGTGGCGAGTGGAGGCGAGGCTTGGTAGCCCCCATGAGAGGTTTTCTCTTTCTAGGCATATCCCTATCAATCCTGACTGTTTTGGCCCTCACACGGGCCTGTAGGGACTGTACCGGTGGTTTTTGGGGAGGCATAGGTTGAAAAGGCAGGGGGGGTAGACTGTTTGGCTAAAAAAACGGCCTGAGAGCGTGATCCTTTAGCGCTATTGCAGCGCTTACAGCAAGCGATCATATTATCCAAGCTAATCGGATCTCCTCCGGCTTTGATACTAACGATGTGATCTACTGTATTAGCATCCTGCCCACAGTAAACACATGTGTACCCATCCCTTGCTAATACGATCAGCCTTTGAGCCTTGTACTTACGTGTAAGTCTTGGATCCCTTGTACCGTGCACCATTAAATATCATCCAAACATATAGAGCACAGTAACCATGAGCCCATCTCTATTAGCTCTGACTCAGGCTTTAGATCCTCACACCTTGAGCACTTATCTAAGTATCCATTGATGACCATTAGTAGTGACCAGTCTTTAGATGGTAAGCGTATGCCTTGCATGGAGTGATATGCCTATGGGCTATGTACTTAAGGCCTAGATCTATTTGCTTATACGGATCATGCTCTTTAAGTTTAAGTAGCTGAGGTATGCCATAGGCAGAGCTCTTAGGGTTATTGGCCCTTGGATCCCACTTACTCTCTCTATTCCATAATAACTCTAAGCATCGATACTCTTTTGAGTTAGTGAGTTTTATATGTGCATAGAGTTTGTAGTTTTCTTTATCTCTTGATGTGTTTATAGCTTGAGATGCAGGCATATTGCTAAATAGCAATAGCCCGGCCATAAGCACCAAACTACGCCTGCGAGCTAACCGCGGTAGCGGCTCGCCTGCGAGTATGGAGCGTAGCCGCCTAGTCAAATACCTGTCAATCTTGAGCGTACTCTTGAGCGTGTCCCACAGGTTTTTAACACGTGTGGATAACTCTTGTGGATAACTATCTAGCATCTTTACCCCAGCCTTTACCCTTAAACGATATGCCCGGAGCGTGGTAAACCTGCCTCATATGAGTACCACAACACATAGGTGCGGCAGCTGAGGTGATCGGCTGCTCTAGCTCATATCGAATATTGCACAATAAGCACTCATACTCATACATCGGCATTTTTTAGCATCTCCCACTCATTTGCACATTCAGGGCCACACGTAATCGGCACTGGGTTACTGTATCTACGGTGTTTTATATGGATCCTTTCCATAAGCAAAACATCCTCTATAGAAACAAAGTGCCAGCCTCTTACACAATCGATACAAAAGAGGTGGTAGTACCGTGATTTTCTTTTCTTAATTGGCACGTATATAACCTGCCTTACTTATCTCGTAAGCTAGTGCCGCCGGATCTATCTCCGACTGTTTATTTATATACGACTCAATAAGTAATATGAGCTGATAATTGCAGGTTTTCGGATCGTGAAACATCCCACAATAAACACAGCCTGGCCTAATTACTGTCATTTACATCCTCCAACATTACGATCCCCATAACGCCGCATTTAACGCATTGGAGCGCTTTAACG